ATAACGAGGGAAGAGATCACTGCCTCAGTAGCAGCGGGTGTCGTGTACAAAGTAGCGTACGTCCCTGTACTCGCTGTGCCTTGTACCTGTGCGTATTTGTATGCTGTTGCCATGTCATGCTCCAATCAGAAAGAACGGGTTTAATCCTACCTCAATACCATTAATAGTACCGCTAAAGGTAGCACCATTAATGGAAACATCAGTAAGAGTCTTATTAGTTAAATTTTGAGTATCAGTAGTTCCCACCACGCTACCAGTCACACTATGCACATTTGAGGCTGAATTAACGTGCAAGTTAGCCTCGTCAGCGTCCGTGGCAGTAAAAATGTGCTCCAGTTCAGCACCAATTTGGTGAGGAGTTACAGTTGTTTGGTCAGCCCCACGACCATTAACAAGCCCATTATCAAACACAGTCAAAACATTTCCGGCACGAGAAGAACAAAGAATCTTCTCTTCGACAACCTTACCACGATCAACAACCACATAGAACGGTCCAGAAGAACCTGTAGGGTAGTTAGAAAGATCACCACACTCAATAGTGAGAGCCGCTGTAGACCCGTTCAAAACAGCAGTTAAAACAGCGAGTTTAGCATTACCAGCATATGAACGTCTCATTTACACCACTTCCTCAAGAGTAATCAAAAACGTGCCCTGCCAACCATTACCAGTAGTAGACAGACGTTCAGGTTGCCACACAAAATCACGGGCAAGAACCTGATACGACTGACCTGACTCTTGATACTGGAAGACAGTTCCGTTTTGAATCAAACCCAGTAACGCATTTTTATCGTTTAACGAGTTCCTAGATTCTACCATTCCGTTGATTTCAACTTCGTCAGCGATTAAAACAGGGACATCCCAACGTGATGCTTGACCTTTAACAGGGAAGGCGCGTAACTCCCAGCGGGTAGGGATAGGTCCTTTAGTATTATCAATAGGGCAGCGAATAATGACATAACGGACGTTGATTCTGGAGAACTTAGTGCCATAAAGGTTAATGTTGTCGCTACGAATACTGTTAGGACTTACCTGTATACGGGCATAACGGGCATACAAACTAGCGTCATACGACAAATCAAGATACAAAAACCCCTGACAATTAGGAACCCACTTAGCCTGCATATACAAAGAAGCCTTCAAATCCTCAACACTAAACGACATCGAACCCTGCGTAAGCCAACCAGCAGGAACACGATCAACACCCTCAAAATAAACACCAGAACCCTCAACAGAAAACACGCGCTTATCCAACCAAGTAACACACGAAGTAACATTCGCTGCCGCTTCACCCCAAGCAGCAATATCGTTAGCGTAAGCAGGAGTTAAATTAGTAGTAGTAAACGTAGTCAAATCTAAACGACCCAAACCCGGAACCGGACTCGTAGGAAAAACGTTAACCGTGTCACTATTCACAGGAACATAACCGGGGTTCATAGAAGAAACCCCATACCACATGAAACGATCCTGAGCCTCAAAACAACGAACAGGTTCATCAGTAGGAATAATCGCACCAAGAAGAAGATCACCATTAGCATCAGGTTGCGCCATACGCACACCCTTATTAGTACCAATAAAAATAAAACCAAGATACTCGCTAATCGTGTAACCAATCTCCCCATCAGGAAGTTGAGCAGCAACAATCGCTGGATTCAAACCAGTAGCATCATCTTTAATAGTTACCTTATGAACAACCCACTTATCTCCCTTACCACCAAGAAGATAAATAGCATTAGGACCCTCACACGCAGACTCCCACCTAAAAGAAGGATCAGGGTTAGTGTAAATAGTTTCAATCTGATTATCAGTCTTAATCCACTTCAACACGTTAGCGTGACCAACAAGAAGATAATCTTTCTCCCACTCAATCATGTTAGCGCCAGTTAATACAACGTTGTAATAACGCGCTGCCGTATCAGCAGGCCCATCAAGACGATAAATGTACCCATTATCATTCAACCCCATAATCGCATCACCACGATCAGCAATATCAATAATAGGATCAGGGCCAAGAGCAACACTCGCAGTCATAGTCCCAAAATCAGAATACCAATAAGTGTAATTACCATTAACAACAACAAGATAACCATCATGCAAAGTCAACCAAGACTTACCACTAAGCGTTTGCAACTTAGTAGTCTCAGGGAGCAAACTAAAACGCCAACTTGTCCACGGATCAATACCAAACGAATCCTCGTAACGAGACTGAATAGCGTTATCACGATCCAAGTTAGACTGACCAGCGCCAGAACTCCAATCAGAAACTTGCTGCCTCCAAATGTTTTGAGGAAGCAACAACAAGTCACGATTGTCAGCAGTGTTACGTTGTTGCAAAACATCAATAGACCTTTGCGAATAAGCCTTAGACGCAGTATCAATAGGATAAATATGACCATTAATAGCAACCATAGAACCACCAAGGTTTGCTAAAGCACTACTACCAGCCTCGCTACCACCGCCGTAAAATGGTTCATCAAAAGGTTGAGTTATTTGTGTAGGCACTAAACTCCCCTATAGATAGGGATGCGAGTAACAAGCCTAGACATTTCCTCTTGAACACGAGACTTATACATACGCTGCAACTGATTAGCAATAGAACTATTAGAAGTAACAGGAACCTCATCAGGACGACGAGAATCACCCTGAGAACTAATCTGTGTACGGCGAGACTCAGTAGTCAACAACAACTCAACCGATGCACCCAAAGCAGGAATATCCAACATAGAATCAGACAACCCAAGATTAACAACAGGATCATCAGCAAGACTCGTAGCCTGACTAAACGGAGCCTTATAAGTAAACTCAATCTTAGTACCAGAAGGAATAGACAACAACAAACGAACCACATTCTGTTCAGTACTGTACTGCCAACGGTAATGTCGAGGAGCAAGATTACTCCACACATCAGTAGTACCGGGCCAACGCCAACGCACACGAAGAATGTTAATCATATCCGCTGCCTCAACAGGAACCTCATACGTTTGATAAGTAGGATCAACCTCAGCAACCCAAGTACCAATCTTGTACAACCCAGCCTCAGGAGAAGACATAGAACGCAACTGGTCATTGATAGCGTTAAACGCATACCAGTCAGTCATACGAGGACGCACATACACCATGTCCCCAGCAGCAACAGAGTTTCGAGGTGAGTTATCGTAACCCGGAATAACAAACACCGTGTTATCCGTAGAATAAACACCCTTAACAAACCACACGTTCAAACCACTAGAAAGCAACATGCCCTTCTGAATACCATCAACACCAAGTTCAAGTTGAATACTTGTTTGACCCGCTGACGCTGAAACCTGAGCAAGGTTCACATTCTCAGTCATAGACCCATACACGCGCCTACGAACATCCGCAACAAGATCAGCAACAGTAGTCACTACATACCTCCAAGGAAAAATGATGGACTAAAATCTGTTTCTCCAGACAAAGGTGATCCATTAACAAGAACCGCTGTTGCGTTGACTGTTCCGTTAATATCTAATTTGTATGCGGGGCTGCTCGTACCTATACCAACATTGCCGCTAGGCATAATACGCATTTTCTCATCAGCAGGAACCCAGTTTGCTGCATCAGTATTTAAGTCAACATAGAAAACAAGAGGCCCGTTACCGTTAGGACTCTGCCGCAATTGACCAATTGCAGCCTTCCGATACGTTGGATCAGAGCCGAAATCAATGCCAGCGATACCAAGATTAGCGTTGTTGTTTTGTACTGAGATACCAGCAAATCCTGTTGAGTCAACATCTGTAACATGCAGCCGTTCAGACGGACTACTTGTACCTATACCAACATTGCCAGCAGCATTCACAACAAACGGTGTCGCATCAGGGTTAGTCGAATCCTCTACCACCAACGCGTTACCTGTACCCGTTTGCGTCACAAGCAAAGCGGGGGTCGTGGTGTTGGCATTAACAACAGTAGAACCAGTGACAGTTCCACCAGTAGTAGCCAAAGCACCAACGTCACTAGCAGTCAAAGTAATAGAAGTACCAGTTTTACCATTAACCGTAGTCGGGTCACCCTGAGGTCCCTGTGGACCTGTAGCACCAGTAGCCCCAGTCGCACCTGTCGCACCAGTAGCACCCGTATCGCCAGTATCACCCTTTAACCCTTGAATCCCTTGAATACCTTGGATACCTTGATCGCCCTGAGGACCCGTGTTACCAATAGGACCTTGAGGTCCCGTAGGTCCAGTATCACCAGTTAAACCAGTTTCACCTTGAATACCCTGAATCCCCTGAATACCCTGAATACCCTGATCGCCTTGAGGACCTTGGAACGTACCAGCATCAATCCACGAACCACCATTCCAAACATACAAATGCCCATCCTCATCAACAATCCAAGCATCACCCGGATAATTACCAAGAGCAGGCAAAGCAGCAACAGTCGCTTTAGTTCCCTTAACATTAATCGAATCACCCTGAGGACCCTCAGGACCCGTATCACCCTGAGGACCCTGCACACCAGCAGGACCCGTAGGACCCTCAGCACCAGTAGGACCCTGCGCCCCAGTAAGACCAGTATCACCCTGAACACCCTGAACACCCTGCACACCCTGCGGTCCAACAGGACCCTGAGGACCAGCAGGCAATCCCTCTACAGCAGAATTAAGAGTATTAATCGCCTCAATAATAAGATTAGTATCATCAGCAGGAGCACCATCACCCGGATTCTTATTCGGGGTAGGCAGCGTCAAATCAGCCATCAATAACTCCTAATCAAACTGTGAATCGTAGGTTTCAGGATACACGTTATCCGTATAAACATTACGCCAAGTGTACCCTGCCGCTGTCAACGACTCATACTCAAAGGAATCAACATCAGTACGATAATCAGTTCCCCCAAGAATAAACGTGTGGACATCATCGTTTTGAATATCATCATTCTCAAAAGTAGCACGTTCAGCGACACTCCCATCCGTATAAATAATCACACTATTCTGTGCAGGAGGAGGCAAAATAAAAGACCACAACGGGCTAATACCCTGACCCTGAATAGTACGAGGACCATAAGTACCACGCCCCAACAACTGCACCTGAATAGTCACTACTTCTTCTTCCTCCGAACAGCAGAATTATCAACAAGATTAGGATACGGACGACCAGCAGCCTTAGCCCTCCGCTTAGCAGCAGCCTTCTGACTCGCTGTCAAAGGCGTAGACTTTTTTTTAGGATTAGGCTTATCCCAAAACTGTTTAGGCATACTTACCCGGTTTAGTATCCGTAGGCTTCTTAACCTCCGACTTACCACCCGACTTACCCAAAATCATAGGAGCAGCGACCTTCTTATCATTAGGTGTAGAACACCCACACTTATAACACATCTACTTACCCCTTCCATGAGGCTTACTTGAATGATACTTACGACTAGCAGCAACACCCTGCTTAACAGTCTTAGCACCAGCCTTCTTCGTCAAATTAATTTTATCCCACTTCTTACCCTTGTTACCCGCATGATCAACAACAACACGACCACCAACCTTCTTAACCGTGTGCTTAACCCCAGTGATCTTCACAGACTTCTTCTTCACTTTAGGTTTACCTTTCTCATACGACTTAGTAACAAAAGTCTCACCAAGAGAAGCCATTAACAATCCCACGCTCTCAACGACTTATTAATACGACTATTAGGATTCTTCGCTGTCTTAGCCGAAGTATTCTTCTTCTTCATACCCTCCATACGGGCACAAAACGACTTCCTACGAGCAGCGGATTTAGGTGACTTCTTAGCAGCGGCCTTCTTCACCGGAGGTTTCAATTTGCCACCAGTAGCCTTGTTATAAGACGCACGACCTTTAGCGTTCAAGCCCCCCTTAGGGTTCTTACCCGCTTTCCGCTGCCACGCAGGAGTAGCCATTTACTTAGTCTTTACAAACTTTTTAGTTTTACCGTTCCAACGATACGTTTCAATATTGTTAGGAGGACCAAAACGATACAAAGAACCATCCTTAGGATTTTTAACACCAACCGTCGCCGGACCAACCATTCCAGCAGAAGGTTTCTTTACGCCACCATACTGAGTAAACGGTTTCTTAGGCGCGGCTTTCTTAACACCACCAGCCGATTTAATTCTTTTCCAAGTAGCGGTCTTAGCGTCATACATGTTATACGCCTTACCCTTAGCACCAAGACGAACAGTTCCATCTTTAACACCAGCATTTTGCTTAGCGCGTTGAGCCATAGTCCCAGACGGTTTACCAGCAGTAACACCAGTACGCTTAGCACCCGACAAGCGATCTGCACTTGTTCTTGTGGTACTTGTCTTTCTTGCTGTTGCAATTCTTTTATTTCTCGCTGCTGCTTTCTTCGCTGCTGCTGCTGCTTTCTTCGCTGCTGCTGCGCGAGCCATACTATCTGCTGTAGCCATTTTCAAACCTTCCTAAATTTTATAAGAGGATTCCCCTCCCCCCAATCTTAAATCAGGAGGAGGGGCTACTCATTAAGCCAATGTTGCTTGAGTATTAATGTGAAGAAGTGCTTCTGAACGGAACACTGAGTAACCAACAAGGTGGTACCAGCCAACCGAAGCAAAACGCTTCAACTTATCAACAACAGGAGCAACAACAGTTCCGGGCTGAGGACCGAAACCGGGAGCCGTGCTGTACGCCTTAGCAAGAGCCTCAGCACCCATCAGGTAACCGCGACCTTGATTCGTAAGGTGGTTGTTAACAACGAGACGAACGCCTTCGTAAGTTCCAACCTCACCCATGAACACGCTGTTACCAGCAGTACCCATACCACCTGCATAACCAACCATCCAACGGAAGCCGGTATCGGTAGTATCAGACATCAACTGCTGAGCCTGATATGGGCTAATGACAGCAACATAGTTGCCACCACGCAACGGACGAACATTGTTCGACCGAAGAATAGCAACACCATCACGAAGAGCATCGCCACTAAGAGGAGCAGCAGCGTCACCAATAGAACCAACGCTTCCGGTGGTAGCGTCATCATAAGTAATAGATGTTACGTCTAGTGCAACACGAGCCAACGTATCAACAGAAAGACCGGCGTTGTAACCAACACGCTCTGCGATAAGTGGGTCCATAGCGATCATTGAAGTTCCACGGATAAGAGCGGTGTTTGTAACAGCCGTTCCATATTCGCGCATTGCAATCGTAAGAGCCTTGGATGACAAGGTTACGGAGTCAACATCAATGTTTTCCAGCAACGGAGTGGTTTGCTCAGAAATGTCATCCACGAATGAAAAACGAACTGAACCGCCACGGTGCGTGGTGTTAGAAGCCCGAACTGTAGCGAATTGATCGAAGATCAGTTCAGGGCGAAGTGACGGATAGACCGCAAGGTCATACGCCTTAGTAACGAACTGGCTACCAAGCGTAATGTCTACGATAGGTGCTGGAGCGTTAATGGATAGTGGACCCGCTGCGGTGACAATCTCACCGGGCGAATACATCGGACTGGTGGCTGGACCGTTCTGGTTCGAGCCGGGTGTACCTGTACCTGCTGGCATTTTAACTTCCTTTACTGGTCAATGTTTGTTGGAATACCGAACTGTCGAGCAACATCCAACATGGCTTCCATCCCGCCTTCTTCCATCGCTGACTCAAGTTGAGCAAGAGCCGCTTCCTCTGAAAGTCCCTCATACGCGACTCCAGATGATGCAGACATAACTCGTTGTTGAGCAGCAGCAACATTATCAATGACAGAATCATCTTCCTGCCCCTGTGATGTTAAGAAACCGGATTCTAAAGCAGCCTGACGAATAGCCTCCGCTGTCATATCCCCCTCATAACCCTTAACAAAATAATTCATCTTCGGGTCATTCATTGGAAGTCCAGCCTTAGCAAAAGCCAGTTCACGTTTCAAATCAGCCAATTCCTTTTCCAATTGTTTCTTACCATTAGCAGCGCGACGAAGACTTTTAATGTCTCCATTATCACCAACAGCATCAACTTCATTGGAATCAAAATCTTCTTCATAATCGGACATTGCTCTTCCCTTCCTTAAACTCGCATGAATGGGAGATTCATACGGAGGTTGTGTGTTTTTGAGACAGGTTTGTCTCAAGATATGGTTTAGCCAAAATACTCATATAAGACAGGCCAACGTCTCAATGGAAAAAACCTTAACTACTAGCACACCCACTTTTCAGAAGGGCCAATATAAGGTACTGTTCATAGTATAGACACAAAGAAGCATTTATGTTGCTTTAGGGTTAGCGTGTCGCTGCGGAACCTAAACCACCAACACCTTGTGTGTTAGAAGTAAATCCCCCACCTTGTTGGAACTGACCAGCACGACCCTTTTGAACACGCTCAATAGCCTTCTGGCTTTGCTGATCATTCATCAAGTTTCCAGAAATTAATTGCTCCTGTGAAACAACATCTCCACGCCCTTGCATGAAACCTCGTTGTCTAGCGGTTTGAGCGAAACCTTGACGAGCCTCTTGTTGAGTAATACCAGCCTCGTTAAGTCTTTCAGCCATACCAGAAGCAATAGAGAAGTCTTGCATTTGGGCTTCAGCACCAATTTGAGCAGACGCATACTGTTTATTAAGTAACGGTAGTGCTTTCTCAGGATCAAGGAAGTATGCTGTTAAACCTCCACTTTCAATACCGTAGTAGTCGCGGAAAGTGTCGCGTACTTCTTGGCTTGCTTGGAACGCTCCGGCTGCTGCCATAGTGACACGGTTCTCTAGTTCTTGTGCAGATACTTCGTTGGTTATAAGATTAGTGATAGTGTCTGTGCCAAGCATCCCAGCAGGCAAACCATAAGCACGTTCCAATCCAGCAGCATTACGCTCAAAATCAATATACGCTGCCTCGCTAATAGCCCTCTTCTTCGCAGACAAAGCAGCCATAGCAGGAAAACGATCCTTATACTCCTGAGTGTCTCGAATCTGAGCAATAACAGCGTCACCATCAAGACCACTTTTTACATACGATTCAATCTTTCCCATGAGAGAAGAAAGACCATAAGTATCCATCAAGCCACGTAAAGTAGCCACAACGTTGTTTACACGCCTTGTCTCCGCTAAATTAGCCTGATCTATAAAAAACTGATTAGGATCAACAGCAACCTTTTCTACCTCTTTTTTAGGAGGTTTATTTGCCGCAGCAGCATTCTTAGCCTGCGTTTCTTCCCACAATTTCCAATAAGGGTCTTGTCTAACATTGCTACCAATAAAAGCAGCATTAGGATCTACGTTAGCAAACGGATTATTATAAGCCGCGTTTACTTGCTCTTGAGTTAATTCCATTACTAGCCCACCAATCCAAACATTTCCATAACCCTACTAGCCGTACTAGCAACTTGATTCTGAGCCTTATTCGTATTCATCCAACGAGGATCATTACGCAGCGACTGTTGAAACTCCCACAAACTTTTAGGCTTAAAATTACCTTTATCATCAACACCCGTCAAAGCACCACGAATATACTGATCATTCAAATCAATACTCTGAGGATCAATCTCTAACTCAGTACCCATCGTGTACAAATAACTACTAGCAAGATCACGAACATTCTGACCAGCAAGAATCTTATCGCTGTAAGAAGGCCAAAAACTAGCAGCCTGCTCACGAATATCCAACTCAACATCTTCCTTATTAGTCAACCCCATAACAATACTTCTAGCCTGACTCTGAAAATAATCATCAGAAAATTTCAAACCATTCGCTGAAGCAGTATTACGCAACTGCATAGCATACGTCCTAATATCACCCTTAGGCTCATCCATAGAAGCAGGAGTATCCTGAGCATACTTACCAATAGCATCAATAAGTTTGAACTCGCGCTCAGGCTGATCCCAACCATCATTAACCCTTTGCTGAGCCAACTCATTTAACTTAGCCTCATCCAAAGGACCAATACCCATAGACAAAGCCTGACGTTTAATTACTTCCTTAGACTCATCAAGAGAAGCAGCATAAGCAGCAGGATCAGTTTTCTGTAACTTAAAAGCAGCACGAGCATACTGATTATTTTCCTGCCACCATGTCGAACCCATAATTTTGTTTTGAAAATTGTTCAAACCCTGCTGTCCAGCCTCAGGTTCAAAGAAACCCTTACGAGAACTCTCTTCAAAAATTTGCTTCAACTCATCATTACTATCAATGATCTTAGTAATCCATTGAAGATCAGGACTCAAAGAACTAACATCAAGTTGATCCTGATCAGGAACACCATCATAGTTAACGTCAGTAATACCAGAAGCCTTAGCGGTCCTTTTATTCTCCCGCTGGTTAGCAGTAAGTTTCTTATTAGGAACCTTAGTTAAGTTTTTAATACCCTGATCTTTAGTCTCTTCAGCCATAATCCCTATCCCAACATACTTAGAAACGATTGCAAACCAGTAGTAGAAAGTTGTGTCTCAGCATACTGCTCATCACTCTTAGCATATTCCTTAGCAAACTGTTGAGTAGAAACCCCACCCTCAGATGTGCCCTTATTAGAAACAGTTTGAGAAGCAGGATTAGCAGAACCAGAAGAATCAGTAACCCTCCTACTAATAAGAGGATTCGCTTCCTCAGTAGCGTTCAACGCCTGCAAGAAAGTTTTATATTCTTTAGTCGAAGGTTTACGACCCAAATAACTACCAATAGCATTATCAATAAGAGCACGGGCACTAGAAGGATCAGTTAAATTAACATTCTCATCGTTATAAACAGTCCTAGTTGGACCCGAATATCCGCCACCCGCACCCGCGCCAGCAGGAGAACGAGCAGCCAACATTTCTGCCACATCCCAAGGACTGATCGGTTTACCTGTCGCATTAGAATAAACGCCAGCCTGATCAATCATCTGTTCCCAATAATATTGGTTATTTAATCCAGTAGGTTTTTTACCTGTTAATTTTTCAATAGCATTATCAAAACGCTTAATTTCTTGAGGGTTCATACTTACATAACGAGATTTAGCCTCATCAATAGTAAACATTCCATTAGATGCCCCCGGTTTTTGCAGCAAAGTAGGAACACCTTTAGTTAAATCATAATCAGGTCCAAGATAAACCATTCCATCTGTAGCGGAAGGTTGACCAAAAACACCACTAAGCCCCATAGATCCAGCCAACTGTTGAGCCTCAAGAGAGTTCTGAAACTGTCCTGTACTCGGACTCGGTTGCATTAAACTCATTGTCCAACTCCTTCTTCACTAGCCAACTGTTGCAAGTAAATATTACCCGGTGCTTGTGGATTACTATCTCCGCTTAAGTATAGGCTATCAATCTCAGCCCACCGCTCATCTTGATTACGCCACTTAGTACGCATAGCATCCCACCCAATTTTCCATTGCAAATTACTATCATGCTCAATACTGTGCCCAGACTGATCAAGAACAGCAATAAGATTTCGGCGCATACTCACATACTCATCCATTATCCCAAGCAAACCTTCTTTTTGCCCATTAATAAGAAGATTACGGAAATCATCATTATTAATAGCAGACTCCAAAACCCGCACAGCCGACTGAGTTTTAGAACCACCACGATCCTGAAAATCAACAATCCAACCCTCATAATCAGGATTAGACATCATGTTAGCAACCAAACGATCCTTAGCAGCCTTATACGGAGCAGCAGCCTTCAACTCGTAAGAACTCAAACCAGCCGACCGCAACTGCCCATCCAACTGATCAATAGCCTTACGATAAACAGTCCAACCAACAAGTTTCTGACGCTCAGCATTAGCCTCCTGAGGAGACTGCACCTCACGCCACTCACGATTAGTACCCGGAATTTTACCAACCTTCTGCCAGTTATAAGCACCCTGATCGTAATCTTCAGCAGCACGACGATTGTTAACAAGAATCCCAAGAACACTAAGATCCTTCTCCCCAACATTAGAAGAAACTTCCCGAATCAAAGGCTCCAAAGTTTTACTATCAGAAACAGCCTGAGGATTAGGATTAGCCCCACCAACATTCTTAGTAACCTTAGTAAGAGAAGCCTCAAGACCCCAATCACCAAACATATTATCCATATTCATGTTCGCTGTTAAAGGATTAGCAGCCTGCAACTGCTTATACACTTCCTGCAAAGCAGCCTGAGGAGTTTCAATTTTAGGACGAGTAAGAATAGGGAACGGAGTAAGAGGAGTAGGAACACCCTGATTACCCAGCAAACTAAACCAAAACGAGTTAGTTACACGCTTATTAATCTCTTCAGCATTAGGAGCATCATCACGCTCACCAGCCCTCCACCGCATATTTTGTGTGTGCATATGCAACGCATACTGGTAACCATACTGTTCAGATAACTCATCACGAGACTGCAAAAACTTTTGACCATAAGCAGGAATCAACTTATCCCAAGAAAACAATTTAGTTGAAGCACCCTGACCTTCACCAAAAATATAATCCTTAAACAAACCATAAAACTCGTTACCATTCTCTTCACCAAGAATAGACTTAATAGCCTGAGGAGTTTCAATAGGAAAAGCATTAGCCTTCATTAACTCACTAGCACTAACCTGAATCCAAGGAGTTGGGCGAGGAACAATACCAAACCCAGTCTCAGGCATCCACACATTCAAACCATCTTTAGGAATATTTAACAAATCTTCAGGACTTAAAATACCGCCAATAACAGGAAAATCAACATTATCCTGCAAACTCTTAGTCACCCAATCCATAGGCATAGGAAGAGTAAGATTCCCATTCTCATCCTCAATACCAAGACGACTAGGCATACGCCACAAATCAGCAATCATAGGAGCAAGCCAAGGTTCCTTAAACAACAACTTACCCGTCACCGTTGCACTATTTTGAGTAGCACTAATAAACGGGAAAATCCATTCCCCATACTTACCAAGATTAGTACGCCGCTCAATCGTGTACATCCACTCACGAGTATCCTTCAAAGCCTGCCTATGAGCCTGAGTTTGAATCCTATTCAATTCAGCAGCAGAAATCTTAAACGAATCATGCGCAATAGTCCCACCCTGCTCAGCATTAGAAGCACTACGAGCCTTACCCTTAAGCAACTTATCGCCTTGCCCACTATTAACAAGATGACGTTCAATAAGAATATTTCGCGCAACCTTATACTGCGTATTATAAAAACCACCACGAGTAATAGCGTCTTCAGGAATAGTACCCAAAGCCCTAAACATTTTGCTAGTAAACTTAGCCCAAATATTCATAACACCATCTGTACCCATTTGGACAACATTAGAACCTTGAATATATCCAAGAGTTCCACGCTGGTCTTCAGGAATTAACTTAAGCGCATCACCAACCATTTCAGGAGTAATCTTAGTTGTTTCAGTAGCAGTACCACGCAACTTTTCATTAGCCCTAGTTTCAAGCAAAGACAAAAACTCAGAACGATGCTGCATCTGCCCACGAACCTGCAAAGAAACTTCATCAAGATACACACGGGCCTGTTCTAAATCAGTAACAGTAACCCTTTGAACACCTGCCGCTGAACGCTCCATCTCAGCAAACTTTTTAACATCTTTACGTGCTGATACAGCAACCTTTTCTCCCGCTTGAGCAGCGCCAACATAAGCATCAGGAACAGTTTTAGCAACACTCTCTAAATTACCTTCACCCATTTGGCTTAACAAACGAATAAGAAAAGTATTACCTTCTTCAGTTGAAGTCATTTCTTTAAGAACCGCTTCACGATTCCATTTATTTTTAACAAGAGAACGTATAATCCAAGAAGAAGATGCTTCTTCAATAGCGTCAGCAAGCCCAGCAGTCCATTGCTTTTCTAAGCCCGGTTCAAATTTAACAGAACTATTAGGACGTATACTTACTTTTCTAAAAAACGAGTTCCAAATATCAGCCTTCAACGACAACGATTGAGTAACAGTTCCATCAGCCGACATAAGATCACGGTTAATCTGATCATACGGACCCGTAAACGCATCATCATAATATCCACCATCAGGCCCAAGTGACCTACCACTACCAATACGCTTCTGTCGCCCTGCCTGAGTACGATACATAGACATTGCTTTACTAGGGCTAGTAGCAAGATTTTCACGATCCATAACTACTTTAGATTGTGCAGCAATAAGTTCCGAAAGATTTTGCAACGTGCGCTCATCAAAAACATTATCAAACCCTTCTTCCATAATGTCTTGAGCAGTTTCGATAAGAGCCTCTAAAGAAGCATCATTGCTTTTTATTTGTTCATCTAAATCTGCAAGATTCTTTTTACGCCATGTCCCAAAAGCAGTGCCTTCAACAGCAGCATCAAACTTGTCAATGTTTGCAGCCACCGCTTCTCTAGCAGCCGTTAAACGATCAGAAGCAGACTGCGCCCCAGCCAAATAATCAGCCTCAGTCATTTTAGAAAGAGACTTATCAGGACGAGTAACAATATACATTTTTTCAATATCAGTAGCACCCAACTCAGGAACCGCTGTTTGCCAAAAATAATCATCAACAGCAGCATCATTTACTTCACGCAAATAAGGACTAAATTCAGAATCAGCAATTGCTTCCGTTGCTTTCTTACTTCTCTTACTTACTGTTGTTTTAACAATCTTATTACGAATACCAAAAGCAGTACCAGCAATAGGCCACGTTAAAGGAGCAAGGCTTGCAGAATAAGCCATAGCACGAACAGTACCTTCAAAAATATTACGTTGCGTATACGACAAACGCATCAATGTCGCTGGTCGCCAAAAGTTATTAAACAAATCATATGCGCCACCGGCTGCTTCACCTGCCATACTCATTTTTGCTTTAAGAGTTTGACCGTTATCTTTGGCGTAAGTTTGTTTAAGGATTTTTTCAAGTTCATGCCAGTTCTGCATGTACGTACCATTAGCAAGTTGCGAATCAAGGTATCCAACAGTTTGAATTGTTCCATCTTCAGGATCAACAAAATATCCTCTTTTGGAAATAAGTTCCAACTGGGCGGCACGTTTTTTATTAGCCTGATTCCAAATTTCTTCCAAACCATCTTTACCTAAACCATAAGCCGCTGCGTAATCATCTGCAATACGTCTTTCAATATCATCAAGAACTTGCTTGGCATCTATATTAGGGTTATTTAATGCTTCATAAAACTCACCAAAATATTTTTCTCTTGCTGCTTGCCCACCCACTTCTACTTCTTCAGTTTTAACACGTAAAGTTTTTTTACCAGCACCATCTTCAATAGTTTCAAAAACATTTTGCTTAGTTTTAGGATCTACAATATTTCGAGAAACTTTAACAGACTCTCCAGTAAACAACTCTGTACCAAGAGCAGCAGTAAACTCACGCTCAGAACCAACAGTAGCCGTACCCTTCAAACCAATATAACCATTAGGTGTTTCTGCACCCATCCAACGCCAAACACGAACATTCCTTTGTAATCTACTTGTTCCTTCAAACGCTGATTTACTAAACCATCCATCTTTCTCACGAATGATTTCACCATACTCATTTTTAGTAGTAACTTTCTTTGGAAGAATACTTGTACCTTCAGCAGAATACTGATACTTCGCTGTACGCCTACGCTCACGAGAACCCATAACCATACGACTGTAAGCGTTATTGTAAGCAGGGAGAAAGGTTCTACTTGTAGCAGCAGCATCAAACATATTAGTGTGCAACATTTGATCATAAACATCACCAGAACGAAACAATGATTCGACAATAGCGTCAGCACGATCTTGACGGTAGAAAGCACTCGTAGGATCTAAATAATCTATTTGCTTCCTACCAGAAGCAATATCATTTAACTCAGTTAACTCATCTAAATTTTGTTTCAATGTTTTTAACCGTTGAGTTAATAAACCATTAGAAGTTAAATCTTTTGTTGTAGGTTTTGCTATTCCTTCAATACCACGAATTTGCTCTTCAAGATTAGCAATGTTTTGTTTAGTGTTTTCAATTTCTTTAAGATAAGCGTCACCCGCTTCTTTAACCTTTTGAGGTTCAGTACCAAGTGACTTAAACGCTGCTTCTTCTCTACGATACCTAAAAATAATATCTGCATAACCAGCATCAAGCAAAGCAAGTTTTTGTGAAGCACCCGGAGTACCAATAGCCGACTGAAGAATAAGGTTAGAAACCGCTGGGCTATCTGACTTGTGAATAAGACTAGCGATAGTTGCTCTATCAGTTAAACCATTAAAACTAGGATCAAGAGATATTTCTTCAACAGACATTGTTCGTCTACCTTGATCATCAACTGTATGCCATTGATGAAGTGTCCTAGCCAAAGGATTTTTATAATCAGGAATAGGGTCTACTGCATTAAACGTAACAGGATCAATTAGTTGTTGAGGGCGGAAACTTGGATCAGAAGTGACACGGTTAATAATTCCTTCAGGCATTTCTTGTGCAAGATTACGTGCTTCACCCATTTTAATTATTTCTTCAACACGGGCATTACCACCAGTACCCATTTCTTCAACAGCGTCATCACCAAATGCCTTAAAAGCCTGAGCGGTTTTAACACTACCCGGTTTACCAAGCAAACCAAGGCGCATTACTTTAAGACCAACACCAGCACCAATAGCAGGATCAACGAACATTAAACCAGCATCAGTAATGCCAGACATCCATTGTTCAAACCCAGAAGAAAACGCTTTTTCGCGTTGTTCCGTGTCCATAATGTTGAAACCGTCTTTTTGCAAAGGGCTTGTGTCGGCAGCGAGCGCAGCAAGAATAAACGGTGCAGTAGCAGGGTTCATTAACAAAACATCTGATAAACGTCCTCCACCTTCACGGATACGTTTTGCTTCCGCAGCCACAGATGCGATAGCGATTTGTCCGGGTGAAGGAGCCATACCCGGTTCCATCTCGCCACTAAAAACTTGCCCAACATCTAAACCGCCAGAAAGTTCATCGTAAGACAAAGTGCGTACACCACCGGGTGCAGCAGAAATTAATCCACCAAGTCCAATGTTTAACAAGTCGTATCCACCAACGAGGTGTTTGAAGAAACCGTCAAATACTGATTCAACACCACTAAGATTTATTCCAAAGAAAGATAAATCTGCTTCGTCACGGTAATCAAAAATACGAGCCATCATACTTGTGCCCTTATCAATAAGGGACTGTTCGTTGTTTAGGCTAGCAGTATTTTCTTGAACGTATCCTTTAGGGTTGTTTCTAAATTCATCAATGTCTGCTGCTCGCGCGACAGCGGCACCTGAAGGGATAAGTGGGTCAATGAAACGACCTGAAGGTAATGGTTGTGACAAAGCAGGGTCGCTGGGTACACTTGGTAGGTATGCTGATGGTTCAAACGGGTTTGATGCGTATAAAGGATTCGCTATGCCTTGTTTTTGGGCACGGTTGTTAGCCATATCTTGAGCAAATTTTCTTTGTTCTTCAAGACGTTTTTGACGCGCTTTTTCTTTATCAGTACCAATCATTAATAATTCCTACTCATGTCAATACCAGTTAAACCTTTAATGAAAGAGTCTCTGGTTGCGTCATCAGGCCACGGAATAATACTCATGTGAACGATTGTTGGGGCGTTTTCTACTCCCAACGCATCAGTAAATGCTGCAAGGTTTTTCACAAACATGTCCATTTAAGCACCTTTAATGTAACGAAACAGGGACCTTACGCTGTCTGGTGTATCTGGGTTATCTAAATACAATCCGATAAGGGGAAGGAAACGGGCTAGTTGTTGTGTTTCTTCCATTCTTGTGTCTCGTGTTGGTCCTGCTCCCGGTCCACTTCGTAAACCTGCGGTAATAGGTTCTTCTGGGAATTGGGTTGGATCAGTTAAGTTAGGGGAGTCTTCTGGGGTTTGCATGGGTGGGGCGGGAGGTGCTTCCATGCCACCAGCAGCAGGTGATCCTGCTTGCTGGTCGTAATTGCTTGTTAAATCGGTACGATTTGAATAGCCTTTGCCGGGTGTTCCTTCTCGTTTTCCGCCTCGTGGCATTATGCTGCTCCTCTACGTAGTGTTGATAGTAGGGACCCTAAGTTCTGCTGGCTGGGGTTTGGGCCTTGTACGGCTGCCTGTGGGCCTCCTGCGGCCTGTGGGCCAGCCATTGCTTGTACGGTTGCGTCTGCGCTAACAGAGTTAGGTGTTTGTTCTGCTTCCGCCTGTTGTTCTTTGAGTGCTTCTTCTGTTACTTTGTTGAGTGCTTCTGCTAGTTCCATTTTGTCACTTCGTACAAGTTTCATTACTTTGGCTACAACGAGGGGGGCGATTGCCCCGGATGCTGCTTGTTGTTGTAATCCTGACATTATGGCTTGTTCTAAACCTTCAGCAATAATTGTGTCGTGTTCAAATTCTGGGTTGTCAATGTATGGGTCTAAGGTTGATGCGGTTTCTTTTGACATGATTCCTAAACCGACACGTTGCCCGATACCAATGATGAGGCTGTTGAGGTCTGCTCCGCTTGCTGGGTATGAAACGATGTGTTCTTTTGTTTCAAATGTTTCATCAGCAATGTAGGAGATTGGTCGTGCTGAGTTACCTGTGCCGACATATAGGGTTCTTTTATTTGTGCCGTCCCAATTTTTAGCCAGTTCAATGGCTGCTTCGTTTTCTTCTTGTAGCGCGTAAGCGAATGTTTCTTGGGCTTCGGCTACTGGGTAGTCAATGACAGCGGAAAGTACAGCGTCGCCCCGCCTACCAGTGCGTATGTTGCTTCCTGATTCTCCGCCGAACTCTGCGGGGATTCCAGCGGTAAGACGTTGGCTACGCTCCAACCTATCAATGGTTGGGTTAGTGAGATAGCCCGGTTGGGATTGGACTTCTTTGATGTCTCCACCAGCAATGATATTAACCATTCCTGTTCGACCATCATGTGGCCCGTCAAGAAAACGACCCACTTCACCTGAACGACTAACCAAATATGTGTCAGGAAAAATGCCTTTCTCAACAGCGATTGTTTCAAGTGCCATAAGTTTAGCCTGCTGATAGTACATGCCTATCATGTTGTCGAACTGTCCCCCTGCTGTGTCTAATGTGATACGCATTGGGATAACAACAGGGTTTTCATCACCACTCATGTTGGCATAGTTTTCTAAAATAACGCCTCGCATTTGTGTCCCGTTTGATTCCATTTCAATCATTGCGTATGGGTCTACGGATTTGTATCCAGCAGCAATAAGCATTGTTTGTTCTGTGTTTACGTACTCTAAAAGAAGGATGCTGGCATCGTTTGGCATTTCTGTTTCACCTGTAAGAGCGCGTAGTTTGTCACCGTAGCCTTTTGAGCGTAGCCATGCTACTGACCTGCGGTACGCAAAAATGCAGTCAGTTGGTGAAAGGTGACCGGGAAGAATATCAGTTGAAGGGTACGTTTCTAAAGGATGCCTGACCTGCCAAGTCGGACGCTTATCCTTATTATTCCAACGTATAACAACAGGAGACATGCCATAAGCAATCTGGTGCCTTCCTCTTTGTTTCATTTTCATTGATAAACGATCTGACTGCCACCAACCCGTAACGGTACGGGAAGCAGTTAAAGCCCTACGGTCACTTACCCGGACACCGGGTTTAATGCTGGAAAAGGTTACTGAAGGAACAACAGAAGTGATACGTCCAGCCATTTGGTCAACGCCTTGCGCAAGCAAATTAGGGACGGACGGCATGGTGCTGTCTTCCATGTCAGGAAGAGGTATTTCCATAGTGCCGTTATAGATTGCTTGAATGATTTTCATTTTCTGGTGCAACGGACCATAGAAAGAAAGTCTCTGACGGTAAAGTTGGATAACTTCTTGAGCGTTCATGCAATTCCTCTACGAGAGTTAAACAGCCATGCCGGTCGAGCCATTTGATACATGCCTTCCCTGCGCCGCGTGTAATGGTTTTCTACCGCAAGTTTTTGAAACCACGTAGACATTAGGGTATCATCCGTGTCTCCATCAGGATAGGATATACCCTCTTGTATTAAATAACCCATCTGTAAACGAGATTGTGGTGTCGCCCAAGGAATACGGATCATGCCCTGTCGAAACAAATCACCAATAGATTCAAACCCAAACTTAGGGTCACGCTTGTTCACAGAGGTTGTGTGAGGAATAAATATTTGCCCCGTCTGCTCCATCCACTTTTGAACGTGAGGCTGAGACAACAACCATCTCTGGGCAGCGTTCACCTCAACCACCACATGCGTAATAGGCACACCCATGTTGTTTGATTCTTCTGTCACCTCAGGGATCAGGCCAGTCCACTCGAACGTATTAAGGTCAAGGCTAATGAAATCTTCGGGGTTCATTCTTTGTCGCCACAAATTAATAATATACCTGCGGTCCGTGTCCGGGTCGTACATCCACCAGATCACAGCCCAAAACTCAGTAGGGGAAGGGTCAACTGTAATAAACGACCAAGCATCACTATCTATAAGATGCGGGGGAATCTCGTAGATGCTGCGTTCAAGGTCCTTACAACCCGGCGCATAATAACCCTCACTATCCAAACCACCATCAATCCACACAGGATCAATCAGGCCACCAACATCAGTACCCTCTTCCTGCTGGTAAATAAGTTGATAATGGCGAGGATTCTGAAACTTAACCTGCTCCAACATTTTCCACGGCAAACGATACGGATCAAGCAAACAACCCTCAGGCCACGGCTTAGCGTCCAACCCATGATCATCATCACACCCCTCCGTATCATGCGCCTTAAACACAACATGCGTGTACTTAGGAGTCTCATCCAAATTCTTCTTATCAAGACAATAACGATACAAATCATTATTAGCAATCCTCTGGCCCTGCAAAATCAAAACCCCACCCGGCTCCAAACGAGTCTCAGCCTCAGTATCCCACCACTCCCGAATATTATCCTTCGACTCAACAGTCTTAACATTCTTCCGATCCACCAAGTCATCCCACACCACAACATCAAAACGGCCACCAAGAAAACCACTATCCTGACCCCAAGCCGACAACGTAGCCTCCTTATCATCAAGAGAAGTACCATCCAACTGCCGAACCACCAACTCATCACCACGCCACTTATCTGAACGACCCTCCGGCTTAAAAATACCAAAATCATCCTGCAACGTAGCCTCAGCATCAAACGACTTACCAAGAATCAAATCATCAGCATTAACCCGCAAAGGAGCATCACGCTCCAAACTCTTCTTAATACGACCCGCATACATGCGCGCCTGACGCTCAGTACGCGAACCAATCTGAATACGAATCGAACGATCACGAGCAATAATCCAACACGGAATATCATGCGTAAACAACGTAGACTTACCAGAACCCGGAGGCTCATTCATCACAACAAACTCCCGATCCGCAGACTCCAACCGCCGCAAAATCTCATACGCAGCCCTCTCCTGCCACGGAGTAGACCTACGCCCAAAATACCGCAAACGAAAAAACCCAAAATCCTCCAAAGCCCGCTGAGCCTCAACACTCAAAGGAGGAGCAACAACCACCCCACCCACCACAGACACACCAAGCACAGACGCAGCCTCCAACCCAGAAGACCCCTGATCACCCCGCTCAAAACGATAAGCAGACGAAACACTCAACCGCGCCCGCCTAGCAGCCTGCTCAACCCCCAACCCACCATTACGCGCCTCAAAAAACCTACCCCACCTATCCAAATCAACCCTCTTCACCCACAAACCATAGCAGAACCACACACCGAACCCCAATGACAAAACAACACTGTCCGCATATATACCCCTATGGAGGGGTACCAGCCTCGGCAAGGCCCCGGTCATACCCAACCACCCCCCTCCCTATGGTTTTCCACCCAACCACCCCCCCCAATGAGCGTTACCTAGGGTTGGTGTGGGTTGTTTCGTGTGGCTTGCCCCTCCCCTTTGTGTGTCTTACCTTGTGTTGAGGGTGACCCTAGTGTGTGTGTTACTACCTACGCTGGTTGGTGACTCATGTGTCGCTGGTCGCGTGTGTGTTGTGTTTGACTTGTGTGTGTGTACCGTACCTGCGACGTCGGGGCTTGTGTTGTGGTTGGTTTCCGGGGTGTTACCCCGATACCCCAAAGACTATTGGCTGGCTTCTTAGTTCTCCGCTCAATCCCCCCATGACTGGGGGGAGTCGCTACGAACCTCTCTCTCTCGGTCTACCTTTTTCACCGTTCTTCGCGTGTCCCTTTGGTATCGCGGCTACCCGCTCTACCCCCACTTTGTCTCGATTTGTCACGGGACGGGTACGCACATGGAGTGTCTCGTTTCCCTTTATGGCTCTTTGTCTCTTAGTGCCTTGTCGCTGTGTCGGGAACTTGCGAGTCACACGCATGTGCGCCCATCGGCAGCGCGCTCCTAGCGACTGCCTCCACCCTGTTGTTGATAACGATTGCGTAACATCAAACAGATCAATGTTACCCAATTGTTATAAACGATCCCGCACAAATAGGACAAAGCCGAGGTAGTAGTTAATTACAGCCTGCCTGCATTAACAGCGACAGCGAAGGGTAGATAAGAGACAGATGTAGACCGAGAGAGACAGAACAGTCAATCTCATAACTAAGGAGATAACATGAACGACATTCAAATACTAGCAATACTCGCTATGGTGAGCATGTCCATACCCGCTGCGTTGGCTTTCATGTTCTGGAAGGAACGTAACGATGTCATAGAGCAACGTGACAACTTCGAGATCAACTTCCTAGATATGCAAAAGGACATGAAGTTTTGGAAGGGTCTCGCTACTGGTGACGATCAGGGTCTTGACTTGGATGACTATCTTGATGATTGGCAGGGACTACGTGACGAGGCTCAATGGCACTTCGGGCCTCGTGACAAGTGGGGTTCCAGCAATGCGTGACGTAACAGTAGATACATTCAGGTGGATAACAAACCTCAAGCCTAATGATGCCGCTGCTAATTACTTTCAAGTTTACTTTCTTGATACACATGCAGCATTTCAAGAAGGTTGGGACGCAGGGTTTGACGCAGCAGTAAATACCACACACTCAGGAGGTTCCAGCAATAACACTTATAGTTCAGACGATCAAGTAATTTGGGGGTCTGATTATGCGTAACGAACAGTGTGAAGACTATCCGTGTTGCGGTCACACAGACGGCTTAGGGTGCAATTACGTACCCGATCCAAGTATCTACCATCACGCTAGTTGCGATCACGAAATTGGTGACTGTATCTGGGCGTATGCAGAACAAGATTAGATCGCTGTCGCTTCGGCTCGGGTGCAATGCCCGAGTCGTTGCGATACCTATCTGGTATCTAACTACAAATAACAGGAGATAACATGAGTACAACACAAGATCCGAAGTTCATTCCATCTAACGAAGCACTGTCAGTCGTTGGTCTGACACAGACTAAGTTAAAGACTGACGAGTCTATCTTCAAGATGCTCGCACACAATGATGAGCAGATTGACACGCTTGAGTCGCAGAAGTCGGTGGCTATCTATGTTCTCAAGCAGCGCGGTTGGACTAACGCCAAGATAGCGCAACGTACCAACTATGCGGAACGTACAGTTGTTCGCAAGTACATAGAAGGTATGGCGGTGCTTCGTACACAGGAGACGACACGCACAATCTCAGCAGTTAGGTCCGCTGATCTTACCGAGGCTGCGGTGCAGGAATGCACTAAAGGTACAGGTGACAGCGAGTCCAAGATTCAGAAGTTGGAGGTCGCTGCTCTTACCAAGGAAGTGACAGGTAAGTATCAAACCGAGCATGGCAAGGCTCCCAGTGCTGCCACCATCATCAAGGTAGTTGAGGAGACTAACAAGGTTGTTAAGGCTCAGGCCGAACCCGCCACGGCTGGGACGTTGATTGACGCTATCCCGCAGATCACAGAAGGTCTAGGGCTTACGGTCAAGCAGCGTGACACGGAATCAGACGGTGGTGCTAACACGCCACAGACTGTGGAGTTCCACATCAAGGCTGCGCTCAAGGACGCTAAGGCTATCGCGAAAGCAGCGGGCGAGGCTTACGTACCGACTCCAGCAGATGTCAAGGCTATCTTGGGCTTGTGCCAGTTCCTCAACTTGGAACTCATGCTTCCCGAAGATGTCGAGGCAAGTGTTAAGGCTATGGCATGACACTTCACATCTACCCGATACAAAACAACGTGGATCTCGTTCTCGCTGTTGATGACGCAGGCTATTACACCAAGAAACGGGACACGTTGTTTGGTGCGCTTGACGTTATGCGTCAACTCTATGACGACATCGTGATTCACGTTAATCCGATAGATTAAGGACACGCCCCTCTCTCAGCCACAATGGTTGGGAGGGGGGCTTTCTTTTTCCTCGTTCGCTGGTCGGCGGGTTGAGGGGCTTACGCCCCTACTCCCTGCACCCCTTACCCGTCCGTGGTCACGTTGGCTCCCCTAGCGGGACCCCCTTCCACACCCGCCACGGCACTAAAACATAGCGTCCGTGCCATTGTGTCAAGGTGGTGCGGTTTTTTTTGTGTTGGGATTACTAGGTCATAGCCCTTGGGGGTGATTTTTTTTGTGGGGCGTGTCATTGTGTCATGGTGTTGGGTGTGTGGGGGGTGTTGGTGTTATGAGGTCATAGGTTTTGGTGGGGGTGGGTCGGCATTTGGTTTGAGAGCCTTGACTTAACCCCTTATATAGCGTATAGTGTACTATATCACATCAACCAAACAGGAGGAATAATGATAATCACTCACGCACTAACCCTAGACGACAAACTAGAAATTCAATACAGCGGAACACCCAACCTGTTCTACCTCAGAGCAGGGGACATTAGTCTCGTTCTTACTAAAGAAAATGTTGAAACTATTTATTCAGAATCATTCGGTGCCTTGATGCACTCTGACGAGAAAGTAGGTAACTAATCATGGATATGTATTGCACAACATGCGGAGAACCGTGGGACACAGACACACTCCACGAAGTAATTGACGAACGTATGATGGAAGGTTCGCTGCCTGCCACTAAGTTCCCCGGAATTACTCACGGTGAGGAGTACAAGGCTTATCGTGCTATTTATGACAGCAATTACGACATTGTGCGTAACGATTTCTATAACAAAGGTTGTAAGGCTATGACTGGGTACACAAGTGACTGGTGTGAGCGTAGGAATAGTGGTGCTGCTGACGCTATGAACGTGATGATTGACCTGATGGGTGATGATCTTGACGCTATCGCTTGCATGATGAGTGATGCAGGGTTTCAGTAGCCCTTGACCTAACCTTATATATAAGATAGTATTGTACTATCAACTTAACGAAACAGGAGAACACAATGTGTGACACAAACTGGTACCAAATACGCAGAGAATACGAAAACTATGCCCTAATTGACTGGGAAAACGGTGACATAGACAAGTCAGAGGACGGCATATTCACCTACGCCACACAAACCGCTGACAGCAGCCACTGCGTCATCTACTACGGCTACCAACGTGAACTATGGGCTGACAGCCAAGACATACGCGACTACGAACAGGACGCTATTGACTGTGGTCACGAAAGTGTTGCAGAAATACAGCAATACTGCGTGTACATGGCTCTACAAGACGCTATCCGCGAGACCCTTGACGAACTATTAGCAGAGGAGACAACAGCATGAAACAATGCCCTTGGTGCTATGAACCCGCTGAACATGGGATATGGACACCTAGACATGGCTGGCATGATCTATGCCAACGTCATTACAACGAAACATCAAGAGAACTTATTGACTACTTTCTAAACAAATTGGAGGCGTAACATGAGCAGATATGTTTTTAATAGTTCCGGTGAACTAACGCATTGCGGTACTAAGATCACATGGAAAGACTGCACTAAAGGACACGCTGATTGTTTCGTAAGCGTGTGCAGTGTTTGTGGTCTTAGTGACTTTGACTGTGACTCCTGACATGGAGTGGATGGATAACGCTTTATGCCGTGAAGTTGATTACGAATTATTCTTCCCCGATGCGGGAGGTAGTAGTAAAACAGCACGAAAAGTATGCGATAAATGCGAGGTCAAGACTGAATGCTTGGCCTTTGCACTCACTTTCCCTAGCATGATCGGTATATGGGGAGGCACAACAGAGAAACAAAGACGACTAATGAAACAGGAGGCATGACATGGAAGTTATATACAAAGACGGAAGCATGTCCGAATTTGATGAGCGTGGATCATTTCATAACGGTGGTCTCGCTATCGAACGGCTGCGTCTTATCACGGCTAAAAGTGCGTTAAAGATTTACATTAACACAGAAGGCAAAATGCAATTAACACGTAACGGGGCGCAAAACGCTATCGTTAATGTGATTGAGCCTTTGACTGGTAAGAAGTATAAGCGTTCGATGAAGGGTAAGCAGGAGGCTCTTGATGATTGCCTTGATTTGCTTGCCAAGTTGGAGCATGAGGCTGTTATTTATGGAGAAGAAGATTAACCTCTTGACCTAAGTATCAAGATAGTGTAGTATATGTATATCAAATCAACCAAACAGGAGAAACAACATGAACACATTCAAAGCAGGAGACAGAGTAAAAGTAGTCAACTATCCAGAGCATGTACGCAACGGAATGGAAGCGACAGTACATATAAACCAACCTACGGCAGGAGAGGCCGTCCATAGTTACTTCATTGACTTCGATGACACAGTAAGTTTGTGGATGCAGACACGCTACCTTGAACTAATCCCTACTATGCCTAAACCTCTTCCACCTAAAGATGACTACGCTGGCATGTCACTAGAAGAACAGGTCGCTGAACTTACAGATGATCTGTACCAAGTGTCTCGTTCTTATGTTGCTGCCAGTACACATAGAGACAAACTTCAACATGACATTGACTTTTTCACAGAAACAATGCGCGATGTCAAAGATGTTGAGGGCTGGTGTGATGACGGAACCAATAAAATCATTTGGCAACTTAACGATGGTTTTAATGTTCACTACATTGAGCCTTTCCAGCAAGAGCACGAGGTTGAGTACGAGATCACAGCATCAATCAGTACTTCAGGTACAGTCATGGTTATGGCTTCATCTCAAGAGGCTGCCGATGAATTCTTTGCTGACGACCCTGAGTCTTACATAACTCCAGAAGAACTCGCTAAAGAAGCAACATACTATGGATGGGACCACATCGAAGTAGAAGTTATTTAATCTTGGTAGGGGGGTATGCGACCCCCAACGACTCGCTCCCCCCTACCAACCCCACTACTAAGGAGAAACAAAATGGGTAAACTTAAAGACCTACACTTGTCAGAAGACACACCACCAGATGCTTTTGACCAGTTCTACATAGACATCAGCCTTGTACTAGACAACAATGAGACAGCGCACCTAATGATGCACACAATGTGTAAACAAGCATTAGAAGAAGCCAAGAAAAAATCTCTTTCCAACGCTGTAGCAATTAACATATTCGCGTACAAAATACAAGATTTCTATAACAGGTCTATTGACTATGTTTCACGTGAAACGGCACAAAATTCAGTAGGCAACATGCTAGTTCAGCAAATGTGCTATAACATTCCTTTATACGTTTTCGACAGAATTGCTAAAGACTTCTTTACCGATTACATAAAAGACTCGGGTTGACTCCTTACCCGACCGCCCCTATCCAGCACGACATGGCTGGGTAGGGGTTTTTTATATCCATACGCGGGACGTATGACATTGGTTACGTGTCTGTGCGTCTTTCTCTGTCGCAAACACGACATACTCGCTTGTTTTGTTGGGTGATACGGGTGTTGGCTTCGTTGTATTCGTGACCTTTAGGGCAGTGTGTCTTACGTCTTTCGGCGTGGTCTTGACGCATTGTGTTTTCGCTGGGAGTTACGGGTTCGAGGTGGTCTGGGTTGCAGCATTTGCGGTTTCTGCATAGGTGGTCTAGTTGTAAGCCAAGTGGTATTTGCATGTTTCGGTAGTGTTCATAGGTGATTCTGTGTATTGCTCTTACTGATGCACCGCTGGCTTTGGCCCATTTGCCGTATCCGTTGCTTGTTGCGTCTCCTTGCCATTCCCAGCATCCTTCTTCGTTGGGTTTGATGAGGCGTTGGAGTCGTGCGAGTTCTGCTCTGTTAAGTATCCATGTTGGTTGTGGCATGAATGCATCATACTACTTGACATAAGGGTTGACAAGCGATACTATTTACATAGAAAGGGGTAATTATGCTAACTGACATACAAAAAAGTAACATAGCAAATTGGGTATCTGAATTTCCAAGATACTCACACGTTATAACCGACCCATCAATGGTGTGTATATTTGCAAAAGACCCACCCCCTAACGATCCATCGGAGGTTCCACCAAATATATGGACAGCATTGACGGACGACCTGAAGTAAAACCACGAGTACGCAAGATTGACTGGCAACGTGTCGTAAGCGAACTAGATGCACTACCACCACAAACGAATGCGTTCATAGGTGTTGTAGATCAGTCAATCAGAACGCACTTAAAGAAGGGTAGGTATACCTATATTGACCCCTCCCTGTACGTTATTTGGACAGAAGCGGTCGCTGGGTCACGTACTCAAGCCCGTCTTTACATGAAACGGAAATAATGAAAGCACCAAAAGAAGGTAATGAACGATGGGAACGCACATTAAGTAGATATTTTGCAGCCTATGGTGTGCCTCTTCGCTGGTCATATTCAGCAAGACGGTACAAAGGTATAGCAGGACATCTATTTGCAAGACTTAATCCTTATAATGAAGATAAGATGTGGCAACTTATGCCACAAACAGTAAGAAAATATGAAAATGAACGCAATCCAGATGGTAAACAGGTTGTTATATTTGCGACTAACCGTAGATATGGTGACTCAATAGATGACTCACTCGTAATAATGCGAATGGGCACATTTGTCCCAATGCTTAAAGCATTAGTGGATTCAGACAAGGAAAGGTGGAACGATGTTACCAACAATTAGTGGTGAGTTCGGAGTAGTACAAGACCCAGAGTTGAAGTTCAACGCTGACGGTAGAGGCTGGCTAAAAATAAGAGGCAAAGCCACCTCACGCAAAAAAGATGCCAGTGGGAACTGGGTTGATGGAGAGATATGTTTCATTGACATCATTGTTTCTGGGAAACTCAGTGAACACGCAACAGAATCAGTAGTTAAAGGCTCAACCATTACAGTAAATGGGAGCCTCCACTACCGTGAATGGGAAAGTAATGAAGGAACAAAACAGAAGTCATACAGTATTTTTGCTGACTCAATCGGGTTGACACCACGGTTCGGTCCAGTTAGGGCTGCTGACTTGCCACCAGTACAACGAGTTGTACAAGACCAAAGTGATGAGGCACCATTCTGATGGATGAAAGACGTAAAGAAATGTTAAAAGCGTATCAAGATGCGTCATCTGAACTGCGTTATGCACATGATGACGAGTTCCAAATGATTCTACAGCGCATTTATGATGAGCGAGAGATCAATGTTCGTAAACGTAGGTCACGTAAACAGGCACAAACAGGTAGGGTTAACGCTGCTTATGCGCTTATTGCATCAAAGCAAGACAGTTAATTGACATAAGACTGTGGGGGGCGTAGGTTAGCCTGCGTCCCCTCACAGAAAGAAACAGGAAATCATAGTGTAGTTCTATAAGAGCCAAGGCATACCCAAACTGGCGTTGTTTGTATTGGGGAGACGACTGCGTAGCATGACGGAGGAAGCACTACGCTCGTGAAGGCCAAGGCTAGGTAGGGCGACTATGAAAAAAACAGGGAAAGGAAAAAACATGACAGAGATTCTAGAACAATTACAGTTATCAGCCTTATACCATGCAAGTACTAGCAACAAGAACGCAGAAACAGTATTCAGTATTGTTGATGTTGCAGACTTTGAACTTGGTAAGCAACAAAGTATCGCTGAGATTATTGTGAAACTACTTGTTGAAAATAAAGTAGATCAAATGGCTGTCGCTAGTGAAGCATCTAAACATGCCAAGGGTTTAATGACTTGGTTCATGGTGAGTGTGAAAGAAGAGTTGTATAGCACAGCAACGTATTGTGCTAACGGTGTTCGTGAAGCAGCGAACCGTAGGCGTTTAGAGTCAACACTTAACAGGGCTTTAAGCATGTCTGTGAATATGAATCGTGACGTTGATGAGATTCTTGCAACTCTCACTACAGAACTTGACGCCACTCACGCAAACATATCTAGCGGATTAACGACAGTTGATTTCGATGATGTCATTAATGCGCAGGATGATTTACGTCCGTGGATTATGCCTAACATGCTACGAACTAATGAGCGCATGATTATTACTGGGCCTGAAGGTGGTGGTAAGAGTGTTCTCGTTGCACAAATGTGTCTAGGCGCATCTATGGGTATCAACACGCTGTCAGCAGGGCTGGATAAACATGAGCCGTTACGAGTGCTAATGCTTGACGTTGAGAACGACCGACTACAAGTGCGTAACAACATGCGAAAGATTTACCCGACACTACGAGAAATGAATGACGTTCAACCTAGCATAGAGTGGATAGATTGCCAGTACACGGATCTATCTGATCCTGTTGAGCAGCAAAAAGTTGTTCGTATTGCTAAAGAAAAACGACCTCAACTCATGTATATGGGTTCTCTGTATCGTCTTGCTCCTGAAGGAGACAAGGTTGATGCAGCGTTCACACATATTTCACGGACAGTAGATCGTATTCGTTCTGAAACAGGTTCAAGTGTTTTGCTGGAGGCTCACGCTGGGCATGGTTTGAGTAATGATCGTAACGGTATGCGTCCTTACGGTTCATCTATGTGGTTACGTTGGCCTGAGTTTGGTTTTGGAATGGTTAGACATAAGCAATCAAATAATATAGAGTTAAAGAACTGGCGTGGAAATAGAAGTGATGATCGCCAGTGGCCTACGGGACTACGCCGTGGAAGCGTATTACCGTGGCAACCAATAATGAATGATGAATGGGAAGCACTCTACGGAACAGCCGACTAGAAACAGGGAGAACAAAATGAATTACGCAGCAGATGGGCCACTAGAACCAAACTGGCCTGAAGAAGTGCAAGAAACTTTCTTACCAGATGTATTGGGTTATCGGGTACTCGTTATCGAATGGTCAGATGACACATACACACTCAACATCTACCGACTGGAATCACTTAACGATGCAGATGTTATTCAAGATGGGGAAATTACTTACGATTCAATTCCTTCAGAGGAACTAATACGCACAATCATTGAAGAAACAATTGAAGAACGAGCAGACAGGAGTATGGAATGAGTACAGTATTGCCCTATGCAGGGACATCAGGTTGGAGTGGCACAGATACCAGTAAAGAACGTGCCGCAACTAGCGACAAGAGCGGTAAAACTTCTGATATTCAAGCCTATACGCTAGGCTCTTTGTACGGAAGGTTAGAAAAAGGTATGACTTGGAAGGAGTTGTCGGAACAAACAGGATGGCATCATGGCACATCATCAGGTGTGTTGAGCGTTCTTCACAAAGCAGAACGTATCTATCGGTTAAAAGAACGCCGAGGAGGATGTCGGGTCTATGTCTATCCCGATTACTTAAACGGTAGGGAACACGACATGCAAGGCCGAAAGCCAAAGGAATGTCCCAACTGTGGACACTCCCTATAACTCTAGGAGTAAACATGATCGCTTTATTACTCGCTGCCGTTATCGCAGTAGCACCTGTACAAGTATCAACGCAAACAATTGGATACGCTGAAAGTTCTTACCAAGGCAAGTGGTATCACCCTAAATGGGAAAAAGTACGCAAGTGCATTATGTTCCACGAATCTCGTTTCAATTACAGGGCAAAAAACAAAACATCATCAGCGAGAGGCGCGTACCAATTTCTCGATTCTCAATGGAGAGAAGGGTTAGTTTGGATGATGCTTGACGAAGGAGGAAATGTGAAAGAAATAAAATCTCTTCGTAACAAGCCAATTCATAAATGGAATCGCTACTATCAAGATCGGTCTTTCTTCACAGCATGGAGGCATGGTGCTGGTAAGAAGCATTGGTCACTACAAGCGCACAGGTGCTACTAAGGAGAGGTAATGCTTAACCCTGACACGTATGATCCAAAGCCAAAACCAAGGTATGTTGAAGATACATTCTGTCCTCATTGCTATACCAGTGGTTATCCGACTAACCATTATTTGTATCGCTGCAACAGTATTGAGTGCGGAAGATACTTCTAATGAGCAACCCACAGAAAAACAAAGGGAGTGCGTATGAGCGAAGTATTGTTAATTATCTTAGAAGTGCTGGCTTTGACGCTGATAGGACTCGCGCTGGGTGGACTGATGATAGGGGTGATGTACATGGTGTCACCGACAGCGAGGGCAATCCTTTCACGTTTGAGTGCAAGAACCACAGACGAGACAATCTTCCCGGATGGATCGTGGAACTTGAACGTGAGATTGCTAACGCAGGAGGAGACATCGGTGTTGTTGTCCACAAGAAACATGGAACAGCGAAACCTGAAGATCAATACGCCACGCTCCCATTTGAAATGTTGGTGCAACTCATCAAGAAAGCAGGGTACAAATGATTAGCATGGTGACTCAGCCAGAATATTTAATACTAATGGCAGGATTAGCGGGATGTCTCCTATACGGAGTTTATGTTTTCCTGTTTAAGAAATGAAGTTCACAACAAAAACACGTGACCTTGTGCTTGAAAGGGCACACCATAAGTGTGAGATATGTGGGTCATCAGTAAACAACCCTAACTTGCACCATCGTAAGCCAAGGGGTATGGGAGGGACTAAGAACCCGGATAGTCGTAGCCCTGCTAACGCTCTCTATCTGCATTTCCAATGCCATGCGTGGGTAGAAAGCAACAGGGAAAAATCTTATGACCTTGGTTATCTTGTTAAACAGCAAGAGCAGAGCGATAAGAAACCTGTACTTACCTACTTGGGGTGGGTGCTATTGCACAACGATGGAACAACGACTACGCTAGAGGAGGCGTGGGATTCGGAGGGGAAGCCAGTCCCACGCCACTCTTTGACACTAGATAACTAATATCAACAATGTCTGATGCCTTATGGCGAACAAGTGGATTGTGCCTGTTAGTTTTATCTGAATAATATTTGATGAGGGCTTTAACTTTTCGTTCGCTGATGTCAAAGGCTTCCGCTATTTGACCAGTTGACCAGCCCAGTACTTTAAGTTCAAAACAAGTGGTAGCGATTTGGTTGACGAGTCTGTCTATGACTTCTGATTTGATTCCTTTTATTAGTTCAAGTCTGGCTCGTGGATCGGTTTCTACCTCTAGAGGATTAAATAGTTCATTGATGGACTGATGATTGACATAGTGATACATAGAGAGTAAAGTACACCATGTAACTACAAACAGGAAATAGGTGATAGAAATGATTACATCAAGGCAGCAAGAAATCCTTCTCAAAGGAATAAATGGTGAGCGTATCGCTCAACGTAAAGGCGGTGGAGGGCGTAGCCTTTCTTACCTAGAAGCATGGGATGTAAAAGCCCACATGAACCGCATCTTCGGTTTCCTTAACTGGTCATCAGATGTCAGTATCGCTGAATTAGCATACGAAGAAAACTCTGACGGTCGCTGGAACGTAGCCTACAAAGTAATCCTTACCCTCAAAGTTAACGGAGCCTCTTATACAGAAGCAGCAGTAGGGTCTTCCACGCTACCATCTAGAGGAGAAGCACACGACATGGCAATCAAAACCGCTGAGTCAGATGCTTTCAAAAGAGCAGCAATAAACCTTGGTGACCAGTTCGGCCTATCGCTATACAACAATGGCTCAACAGCGCCAGTAGTTAAACAAACACTCGTGGAACCGATAGGAGAATAATATGAGCCTCAACGAAGAAATACAACGCTCAGTAATAGATGCGTTAGCAGCCCAAGAAAACAGAACTCCACGCACCATGCAGTCCCGTGAAGGCATCCTTGGACCATCAGACATTGGGTTCTGCCGACAGAAAGCAACCCTCGTATCCAAGCAGACAGAGCCAACAGATGATCCACCTAAATGGTCGGCTGCCGTAGGGACAGCGATGCACACCTACATTGAGGCTGCACTTAAAAAGAACCTTGGATGGTTAGTAGGAAGCATTGACCAGATACGTACCACCGCTGAACTACCAAGTGGTGCAAAAATATCTGGACACCCTGACATTGTTGTTCCAGAATCAAACATGGTGTTAGACATTAAAACAGTCAACGGATTCCAATGGATTAAACGCAACGGACCCTCCATGTCACACAAATATCAGCGTCACTTGTATGCGATGGGATGCGTCCAGTCAGGACTATTCGACCCAGAGAAACCCGTGTGGGTAGGAAACGTGTACTTTGACAGGTCAGGTAAAGAAGGAACACCCATAGTGTTCATTGAAGAGATGGATAACAGCCTCACCGCTGAAATAGATCAATGGGTAGAAGACGTTATATATGCAGTCAAAAATAACCAAGACGCATCACGAGACGTAGCAGCAGCGGTATGTGAGCAAATCTGCGAGTTCTTCACTATCTGCCGTGGAGGGTTAGAAGTCAACGATGGGCAAGAACTCATCCAAGACGAATACCTCCTATCTACTATAGAAATGTATGTCGCTGGTAGGGACATGGAAAACGAAGGCAAGCAAATGAAGAAAGAAGCCTCCGAAAAACTATCCAACGTCAACGGCATAACACAAACCCACCAAATAAGATGGGTACACGTAGGTGCATCATCCATGAAAGCCTACGAACGCTCAGGCCACGACCGACTAGATGTTCGGAAACGCAGAACTTCCTAGCGGATTCCTCCTGTTTCTGCTAGGATAAACGAGCGGTCCTCAGTTTCCACCTGTTTCCTGAGGACCGCTCCCTATTTTAAGGTGATAGAAATGACTGAAACAATAAGACAATGTTGGGCTTTCCATAAGCACGGTTCACGATGCGAACACCCCGCTGGACACCCCGGAAACCACATGGTTTCAAAAGAATGGGACGACCTCGACTGCGCCACACCCGGAGAATCAGAACCGGGGGCGTATGAAAAAACACGTGTGGCAGCACCTATTGAGACGCATGAGCGAACAATTAAATGTATCGCTTGTAGTCATGCTCACCGTAATGCTGAATGTAAATGCGGTTGTCACGAGTTCATAGGCTAATGGCAATAGCATTTATCACCTCAGACTACAGTGGTAAATTCCCTTACATGGTTCCCAATGGGTGCGCCTACTACCGTTGCCTTTTACCAATGTCTGTCGCTGGTCTTAAAGGACGCATGGGTTTACCAGCGTGGGATGCTAACCAAGGTTTCGGTGTTAAAGAAACAGAAGACACAGGAATCTTTGGGTTCAACACGGTAGTACTGAAACTGTTAATGAATCGTTGGACACCGAAACAAATAGAGTTAGCGCAGGCTCTTGGACAGAAAATCATTGTGGACATTGATGATTACCATGAGGCTCTTACACCAGCGAATAAAGCCTACGCTGAAACTCACCCAGAAAAAAATAAAGTTGCTAACCGTGATTTTTATCAGCAGGTCATTGAGGCAGCAGACGCAGTAACAGTCTCTACACCATTCTTGTATGACATTTACTCTCAGCAGCGTGAAAACGTGTACATGATACGGAATGGCGTATCAATAAGACAGTTTGAGCGTAGGAAACACACAACACAGAAACCTGTATTTGGGTGGGCAGGTGCAACTAACTACAGGAACAACGATTTAGAGCAGTTGCGTGAATGGCTACCTAACTTCCTCGAAGAACACAACCTGTACTTTCATCATGCAGGCCACAGCCCTGATGCACCATCGTTCGCTGAGGTAACGGGAATAGCAACGCGCCGTGTTATGACTAGCCCTTTAACTCATATTAACGATTACGCATCGGGGTTTAAGTTTGATGTAGGGATCGTGCCCCTTAACGATATTCCTTTTAACCATGCTAAAAGCAACATCAAAGGTTTAGAATACATGGCTGGTGGAATACCATTCATCGCTAGTGATCTCCCCGAATACAGAGTGTTACATGAAACAGGAGTGGGGGTATTGGCAACAACAGCGGATGAATGGAAAGAGGCAGCGTCAAGGTTCCTTGACTACAAAACAAGGAAGCAAACCTCAGCGATTGGTTGGGCTATAGTAAACAAGGATTGGTCTATAGAGGCTAGAGCGAAAGAATGGAATGAAGCACTTAGTCAGGGATAGTTCGCTTCGTGGAGTGCGACTTTTGTAGGGGCTTGGTTGCGATTTTTGCGTTTAACATGGAACATAGTTTTCTTTATTCCATGTTATTACTTAAACTTAACGCTCCCAAGGATCTAATTTGTCTTCCCAAAACTCTATTTCATCCTGACGCACACACTCTGCACACAACAAATGCCAACCCCTATGCGCTAAACCACCGGGCTGCTTACAACGATCACACGCTACTAAAGGCTCTTCCATCAGTCTTCATCTTGATCCGAATCAATCAACTGCCATGCGTTTGTTTCAACCATAGCGTTCAATGATTCTTTCCACAGGTTATTCACACGCTTAATAAGATCATCCGCTACATCAGGATTCCACGATGCACCCTCAGCGATAAGTTCCACACGAAGTTCACCATAGGTAACCTTCGCTATCAGGTTTTTGCTTATCGCCATTACTCATCCCTCGCCATTGAATCGTGTATCAGAAAGTATGCCACACCATCCACAGCGTTATCCCTAGCGTAACCGGCTTTAGAGCGACTGATCTTGACTAGAACCATCATCAACGCTACATCTTGAGCCGTAACCTCTTTGTCCAGATACCCACCCCACATGGCTGCTATGCGTCCAAGGTTCTCTTCAGGGCTACCGTATGAATCGTTACGGTCTTCATCAACTAAACGGATTGCTTCTACAGCGACAGTTGGGTCTACCATGAGTAACGGTTTCCTTCCACAACGAATGACTTGTTATCAATATAAATAAGTGATGGTGAAACTTTATTCCCATCCACATGCAAAATACCGAAGGCTTGCTGCCAGTTATGTGTTTTTGTGTATTTCGCTTGGTTGAAGTCCATGAGACATCCGACTTCCATCCCATACATGGTTCGGGTTATCTTCCCATTAACACTTTGGGTATGAGGACGAATACCGGCTCGATGTGTGTGCCCACAAGCCACAGACATACCCACGCGTTGAGTGAGTGCCCACGCAGTTTGGCCCGGAACACCACTCACCCCTGATTCGTCACCGTGCATGATTACCCAGTTCGGTGCTACGCGAAAGGCTTCCTCATGGTAGGTGATATTTAGATCATCAAGACGCAGAAAGTTCCTTAGATCCAACTCAGGTAGCCCCAGAAGGCCCGGTAAACGGCTTGTGAGGGCATTTAGAAGACGGTCAGTATGATTGGACCGGATACAATGATCCACCCCCAGATTGGCTAATATCTCCACAGTCAGGTCACGGTCACGCCCAATCGTGCGCTCCCACTCACCGGCTTTACCCTGAGTCCAGCGTCCAATTTGAGGCAAATCAATTTCATCACCCACCGTAACAACAATGTCATCAGGCGCTCTAAGATCAGAAATAGCCTGAGCAACAGCGTCAACTGCCCGCTTATCGTGGTAAGGAACCTGTAAATCTGATATTAACCAGACTCTATGGGACACAGGACTAAGGCTTCCTACAAAACACTTCAACACCCAAATAAGCAGGAGCGTTAGTGTCCCATACCGTGATATTAGAAGGAGGAACAATCACACACTTATCAGTCATATTAGCCTCCACCACCTCAAACCCAACCCACTCGAATAATGATCTTAATCCAGCATCAGTCCACCGCGTATAGTCATACGGGTATCCATGCACAGGAAAAGTTTGATGAGTAGCGACATACAACCATCCACCGCTCTTAATAATCCTGAACAACGCAGCAGCAGCCACCCAAGGGAACTGGATATGCTCAAATGTAGAAGCCGAATACACACCTTCAAACGAATCATCAGAAAACTCTTTGAAATCGTGTGCATCAGACACCACATCAACATCATCACCCTCAAGGTAATCAGTCATAGTGAAATCACAATCCGCTGGAAACAAATTTTTGTGATGCGTAGAATCAAGACCCCATTTACGAGTCCCCAACTCTAAAGCCTTACCACAAGAAGAAGCAGCAGAAACTACTGCTTGATTAGCGGTCATCCCATCCACTTATTTACTTCAGACTGGTCGTACACAATGTCTGGCTTCCGGGTAGTCCAATCCCTGTGACGGGGATGACGGACAGTAGCCTTCCGCTTCCGCTCAGGCCAACGGCAAGCAACCCCACACGCCTCCTGAAGAAGAACAAGAGACTTACGTTGAGCCAACGTGAAATCCTTCTTCTTACCCTTAGACATGATCTCCACACCCAACAAGTAATCGTTACCCATGTTGTCAGGAATATTAAAACCATCCCAAGGAAACTTACCCTTAAACGAACCCTTACCAGCATGCCACACAGGAAAAACGGAATGAACATACACAGTTCCATCACGGTCAAGAGTGAAGTTCGCTGCCGGAACCCGATAATGATTCTGAATAAAGTTAATAATCCCGTTGTTAGCACCCTTCTGATTACCCTTAGCCTTAGGATTCGTTGAATCCGTAGCAGCCCCAGCGGTGTGATGCAGCATCAAAGCCACAGGAAGGCTTTTAGGGCCACGCCAAGCAACCCTACGCTTAACAAACCACTTCTTCTGGAAGACAACCTTGTCACCAAGTTCAGCCTTCAAAACCCTCTTAAAACGTCGAGTAAACATTATTCCTCCTCAGGAACAGTAGATAAATCATACGGTTCATCAGGGAACGGAGTCAGATTTGCTAGGGCTAATGACGGAGCAACAATCGCACCGATCATCGCAATCCACAGCGGAGCAGCCTCTCCATCTATCACCCCATAAATTACAAACAGCGGAACAACAGCGAGGCAAACTCCATAAATCCATTTACGACCTTCACGAGAAACCAACCAACTCATTAATCCTCCAGTCCAATCTTTTCAGCGATACGGCGCACAGTATCAGCAACATCCGCTAAAGAGTCACCCCCATTGCGATACCCCGGCTGGATTGGGCGTGTCGCTTTAGTCAACTCATCCCGAACCACCACTCTGGTTAGCCACAAAAAGCCTGCCAAAACACCAGTAACGATGGTGATGACACCGACTATTAAGGCTATCCATTCGCTAGGAGACATAACAAACTACTCAGCGACTTCTTCCACTACAGGTGCAACGAACACATCATTCTCGCTGTCATAAGTGAACCCGATACCCGCATACGTTCCACGAATGTTGCCGTTGTAGGAAGTACGCTTCCAAGTACCTTGTAGTCCGATGCCGTGAATGTATGTTTCGATCGCTGCATCTGATTCTGTAGCATCCAGATTGTCAGGGACAACGATTACTTCACGGACAATATTGTCTTCTATACGTGCTGCGTGTGCCATTGTGTTTCCTTTCGTAGATATGTTTAATTAGTCTATTGGGTAGCGGATGATTACGATGCCGGAGCCGCCTGCGCCGCCTAGACCGGGGGTGCCCCCGCCACCACCACCGCCACCAGTGTTTGCTGTTCCGCTTGTTGCTGTCGTGTTAGTGCTAACACCCGCACCACCACCACCGGAGCCACCGGCACCGCCTGTGCCACCAAAAGCACCGCCACCGCCGCCCCCCGCCCTTGTTACTGAACTGCCAGTTATTGAAGATGATTCACCGGCACCACCGACACCGCCCACGGTTGCCGTTGCGTTTCCACCTGCTGCGTTAGCACCGCCACCGCCACCGGCTGGGAAATTTGCTGCCGCGCTTGCACTTTGCCCACCGTTGTTGCCTTGTCCCGACGTAGCAGTTCCTCCGAGGAACGGCCCTGCGCTGCTTATACCTGCACCGCCACCGCCGGAGCCTCCATCGAATCCTTTCGTAGTGTTATAGCCACCACCAGCACCGCCACCATCGCCATAAAATTGGTAAACGCGAGAGGCAACGCCTGTATAACCGTTTTCGTTAACTCCAACGCTGCCAAGACCACCGGCTCCGACGACTACTGTATGCGTACCCGTAATAAAGTAAGCGTTATTTAACGATAGATATCCACCTGCACCGCCGCCGCCGCCGGATCGGCTGCCACCACCGGCACCGCCGCCAACAACAAGAACGTCCACAAACCCTTGAGCATTCACCGTCAACGAACCACTCGAAGTAAACGAATGCACCTTATACGTTTTACCATTCACACCATTAGTGCCATCAGCGACATAAGTAGTTTCAGTACCACCACTC